CGATACAGAAAAAGATTTAGCGGCGTTAGAGCAAGAGGCAGTAGCTGAAGCGAATTCACCGAATCCGCAAGCGTCTGCTCCCAAGAAGAATGCTGTAGCGGCTGAGCCTACACATCTGAAAAATGATGCTGAAGATTTAGGACCAGCTGTAGTTAAACCAACTGACAGCAATCCTGACGCAACTAAAAAAGTTAAAAAGGTTGAAGGTCAAGCTCCTCAGAAACACGAGGGTGCTCCTGACCCAATGCCGACTCTTAAAAAAGAAGAGAAGGACGAGAAGAAATCTGACAAAGAAGAAGTTAAAGAAGGCGAATTGCCACCTGCTTTGAAGAAAGCAATTGACAAGAAGAAAGACGAAAAAGGCGTTGAAGAAACTCTTGACGCTGGCGAAGTATCAAAAGAGGCAGACAAGAAAAAAGAAGTTAAACATTCTACTGCTAATGTTGCTACGAAAGAATCGCTAGATGTTAAAGAACATGTTGACGCTCTAATCGCTGGAGAGAACGATTTGTCGGAAGAATTTAAACAAAAAGCTTCTACTATATTTGAAGCAGCTATTAAGTCTAAATGTACTGAAATTGCTGAGTCAATGGAAGCTGATTATCAAGAAAAATTAGAGCAAGAAAGTGCAAAAGCAAAAGCGGAACTAACTGAAAAAGTTGATTCTTATTTGTCTTATGTCGTAGAGGAGTGGATGAAAGAAAATTCCATCGCTCTTGAAAAAGGCATTAAAGGCGAAATAGCAGAAGACTTTATTACTGGTTTGAAAAAACTTTTTGCTGAACACTACATTGATGTTCCTGATGAAAAGTATGATGTTTTGGATGCACAGGCAACCAAGATTGAAAAACTTGAAAAGAAACTCAATGAAGAAATCCAAAAAAATGTTGATTTAAACAAGGAAAACGGAGAAAAGACTCGTAATGAAATTATGAGTGAAGTATCTAATGACCTTGCTGATACATCAAAAGAAAAATTTGGAAAACTTGCTGAAGAGATTGAATACTCATCTGCTGAGGACTTTAGAAAGAAATGTGAAACTATTAAAGAGTCATATTTCGGTAAAAAAGCTCCGACTGCTGAAGAGAAATTAGATGATGTGGCGGCAGGTGAGGCTTCAAATGAAGACTTATCAAATGCAATGGCTGCTTACAGCGCCGCTATAAGCAAAACAAAAGACATTAAGTTGTCTTTAAAATAGTAAATAAAAAGGGAGAATAAGACATGTACTTATCCGAAACACACGAAAAAAAATGGCAGCCTGTACTAGAACATCCTGATTTACCAAAAATCACGGATGCTTATAGACGAGCCGTCACTTCTGTAGTGTTAGAAAACCAAGAAAGAGCTTCTAAAGAAGACGCTGCTTTTTTGAGTGAGGCTGCTCCAACTAACGCAACTGGCGCTGCTATAGCGAATTGGGATCCAATCCTAATCAGTTTAGTTAGACGAGCTATGCCAAATCTAATCGCATACGACATTGCAGGTGTTCAACCAATGACTGGTCCAACAGGACTAATCTTCGCTATGAGAAGCAGATATACTTCTCAATTAGGTGGAGAAGCTATGTTTGATGAAGCTGACTCAGATTTTTCTGGCAGAAACGCTGCTGGTTCATCTGTTGATGGTTATTCAGAAACAGCTCATTCAGGTACTAATCCTAAAGTGTTAAACGACTCACCAGCTGGAACTTATACAAAAGGTACAGCAATGACTACAGCGGCTGCTGAAGCATTAGGTGACGCTTCTGGCAACGCATTTGCTGAAATGGCATTCTCAATAGAGAAGTCAACGGTAACTGCTAAGTCAAGAGCACTTAAAGCAGAATATACTATGGAACTTGCTCAAGATTTGAAAGCAATCCATGGTTTAGACGCAGAAACAGAATTAGCAAATATTCTATCTGCTGAAATTCTTGCTGAGATTAACCGAGAAGTGGTTAGAACAATTTACATTAACGCTGAAAAAGGTGCGGCTACTAATACGACTACAGCCGGTATCTTTGATTTAGACACAGACTCTAATGGTAGATGGTCAGTTGAGAGATTCAAAGGACTTATGTTCCAACTAGAGCGTGACGCTAATAGAATAGCACAGAGAACTCGTAGAGGAAAAGGTAATATGATTATCTGCTCTGCTGATGTTGCTTCTGCTCTTCAAATGGCGGGTGTTTTAGATTATACACCAGCATTAAATAACAATTTGAGTGTTGATGACACAGGCAATACTTTTGCAGGTGTTCTTAACGGCA